TTGCTACCAGACTTGACTTCCATGACCTTGATAATGTCCAGAACATCACCATTTACAACATGGTCTGTTGCATTGGGCTTAGGTGTGGCAGAACCATCAGGGAGTGTCGCACTCATGATTACAGCACGATCACCGTTCAAGATAGAATCAGATGCCAAAGTCTCAGAGTTGTAGTCGTAGAAGTAAGCTTTGACTGTGTAGTCTGTAGCTGTTTGTGTGATGGTGCCTGTGTCGTTGTTGTAGGCACTCTCTGCTTGTTTACGAAGAATGACATTAATGCCATGTTCACTGAGCAGCATATTTAGTGTATATGTATCAAAGGCCATTCGGATCATCAGGGATATAGTTATCCACTGCCTCTACGTTATCAAACTGATGGACATTGAAAGCAGGACGAACCCGATCAGGGTCTTGATTAGCAACAGCCATGTCAGTCTTGAGGATGCCACCAGCGAAGACCCCAATGGATTTACCAGAGGCTTTCTTGGCTTGGGCTTCGACTTGCAAGGCCAGTTGTTGATATTGTTTAGCCCTTGTGCTGTATTTAGCAGAGATAGCGTTATCAAGGCTCGTATCGACAAGACGGCTGAACTTAGCTGCAATGAGGCGACAAACCAAAGAAGCAGCATAGTAGACGTTGTTGTTGCTTTGGCTAAGAGCGAAAGCGATTTCTTCGTTCTGGATTAGTTGGTCTGTAGTTTCGGTATCACCAACAATCAGTCTAACGGTGTTGAGACGACCAGAGGCAGTTGTAGTGTTCAAATTAGAAGCATCATAGGACCATGCCATTGGTCGTCCCTTTCTTATTCCATTTCACCGTAAGTGGAACGCCACCTACGGATTCTACCAATTTGAGTTTCACGGTCTTTAGGAAGCTTAGGACACTTCTTCAAGAGAAACTCTTTGTTAGTTTTGGTCTTTTCTTTGACCTTGAAGTTGATGTTGTCAACCAGAATATGCAACTGTTCGATGGTCAGGTCATCCAACCCGTCACCGATTGCAATCTTTTTGACGACTTCTTCCTCAAATTCTTCATTGTGATACAATTGGTCACTGAAAAACATCTGTTGGATACGGTCATATGGGACACCGAAGAACTCCCATTGGAACCGTTCACCCTGCTTCCACACCTTACCCGCAGCCTGTAGTCCATTTTGCTTAACGAACACAGGCCGCGAAGGGTTGAAGTAGGGAATGAATGGTCGGGTCATTATCCCCTACTCCTTTAATTAGGCCACAACAGTAGCGATGAAACCACCCATTTCCGGGGCCACGACTTTGTGGTCATACGCCATGTTGGCTTCCAGCACTTCGGCAATGCCGTCGATGGCGAGGTAATCACCACGATACGACTTGATCGAAATACCGTAACCCGAAGCGTTTTCCAGATCATCCCAAGTGAAGGTGTAACCAGCCGAGGGAACCATCAGACCAGCCGAGCGAGGACGGTAGTAGAAAGCGACAGCCTTGCCACCGATGAAAGCGTTAGCTTCCGCCAGACCTTCAGCAGCCGTGTTCTTCACCGTTTCCATGACCATGAAGTCTTCCACGCCGAAGATTTCAGCCAGTTTGGCATCCGTCACCAGAGCGGTGTTGGTCACAGTCGCACCACCATTCAGGCGGGCAAGGATCGTCGGGTGGTTCACCAGAACGTCACGGACTTCCTTACCAACAACCATAACGTTCGGTTTGAAGCCGCCCGATTTCAGTTGCATGGTACGCATGATTGTAGTAACGTCTTGGATCGGGGTCGAGTTGGTGTAATCCGACCACTGACGCACTTGGTTGGTCGAGGGCGAACCCGAAACACCAGCCCAATCAGTACCCCAGACGCCCGAAGTGAAATAGGTCGAGGCCCACTTGACTTCACGGTCAATCAGCAGTTGGGTCGTCAGCATGTTCGACGCAGCCGAGCGAATGTCCAGAGCCGCATCTTCGTTAGCCAGAGTTTCAAAGTCGAAATCTGTTGCCAGCGAGAAAACTTCAGCGGAGTAGGTATCGGTCGAGAGCGACATACCAACGCGAGGCGCTTGAGTGCGGGGCGCACGGGGTTGCACCTGACCCACACGGTTGAAGTCCGCACGGTTGTAGATGTAGTATTTATCGGTCTTCTTAGCAACCGACACCTTCGGGAACACGCGGTCAGCGATGAAGCCAGTGGTGGATTGCAGGAAAGCGATGGTGAGGTTGGTCAGCGGTGCATCAATATGCACGGAACCAGCAGTGAGCATAGCCATTTGTAGTATTCCTTATTTAACTAGATTAGGCAGCGGCTTTGTCAGCACGCGACAGTTCAACAGTGATGATTTGACCATCAACACCATCTTCCAAAGCATAGCCCACGATCACGTTGGTCGAGGCAGCAGCTTTAGCTTTGCCAGCAGTACCGACAGCGACAGCAGCACCTTTGGAAATCGTGCCACCAGCTTTGACAGTCACGCGACCATCGTAAGCAACCGTCAGGGCTTCACCAGCGCCAGCGGCAGCTTGCAGAGCCACACCGTCAGTACGAGCGTTAGCGGAGGTGTTGTCCACTTGACCATCCGAGGCCAGCGAAACAAAGGTGAATTGAGCGACAGCCGAACCAGAAATGTAGGTGCGGGTAGCGAGACGTTCAGTAAATGCCATTTTCGAGGCTCCTTAGTTTACTTTTTGTAGGTTTCAAGCACTAGCGCACGGCCCGGTGCAGTTTTGATGACAGCAGCATACGCTTTGTGGAAGTCTTTTTCCTTATTGTCTTCCTGATAAGCCTTAACCATGTCGTTAAGTTTCTCAGTCGGAGTTTTCAGGTCGTTCTCTGCGTCAGTTTTGCCGAGTTCCTTGTAGACACCAGCAAACGCAGCGTCAGCGGCCTTAAGAATGGCAAGGAGTCCTTCGTCATTGCCAACAGACTTCAAGAGTTTACCACGCTCGTCAGCAGTCCCTTTAAAGTTCGGAAGAACCTCGTCAGCGCGTTTACGGAAAGCTTCAGCTTCAGCAGCCTTTTGCATTTCTTCTAGTTTCTTAAGGATCGGAGCCGGGACAGCCGACTTGGCAATCATTTCGCCTTCAACTTCGATCATTTCTCCTTTGGGCTTCGATTTCTCTACAGCTTCAGTTTCCAGTTCGGACACTTTGCCTTTCAGAGTTTCGATTTCTTCCAGAAGCATTTTGTTGACTTCTTCAAAAGCTTGTGCTTCGGCTTTCCACGATTTACGGGTAGGCTTCTTTTCGCCATCCATCATTTCTTCGCCATCGTCTTCTGCTTCCGACATATCGTCTTCGCCAACTTCAATCTCGACTTTCTGCTTTTCAGTTTCGTCAAGGGTAATTTCTTCGTTTTCCATGTCTTCCCCTTTAGGGCTACGTTTAAAGATAGCCACCTTAGCGAGTGGGTCATCACCCATATCAACCAAGGAAACTTCTTCAAGTTCCAGTTTTACGAGTTCAACGGGCATTACACCAACTCCTTCAAGGCTTTTCCCCCAATAGAGAAAGCCGCCAACTTACCGCTCTTAACATCCTGCCATACTTGGTCATCGTAGACCTTGATAGCTACAAGCCAGCCTTCGCGGTCAGACTGGATACCCAACGCCTTTGAAATCTCGTTAGTCAAGGGCATGGAATGGACAACTTCACCGATCTTACCGCCAGAGTGCATAGCCTTGGCTGTTCTCATGGTGAGCATGAAGTTTGTTGCTGCTTTAGCAATTTGGTCAGGACGAACAAACTCGCCACTGTGATCCAAGCTGAGTTCACCTTTGTCTGTCGAGACGTAGGCCCAACCATAGACAAGGCGTTCTTCGCTGTCTTGCTTGAGGATTTGACCTTCGATCTTAACCTTGGTCATTTCAGAGACAGAGGTTCCAGCTTCCCACATGCGACAAGACCAGTAACGTGCAGAGGTCTTATCTGTTGCAGTGTCGCAAGAATGTCGTGAACGGAAGTTAGCACGGGCTTTGTCATCGTCCCTGCGGATTTCCATGTTAGGATCACCGAAGGTAACTTTCTTGACACCATCGCCACTTTTGACGTACACACCAAACTTCTTGCCAGAACCTTCTGGGAGACGGAAGGGTTTGTCCAGAGTGACTTCTTTACCTTGGTGCATCGCTTTGGTAACGTCAGACTTGCTCAAGGTCGAAACCTTGTGACCAACATATTCACCGCGAGGCTTACCTTCTTCATCCAGAAGTTCAATCTTAGCAGCAGGCTCGTCGTCAGAACCTTCGATCTTCACAGGGATGTTAGGTACGGCCCCATTTGTGTGAATAGAACGGATGATACCACGGGCTGTTCCGCCACTAGAGTTCCAAGACACCTTGTCACCCACAGAAGCTTTATTCACTTTGGCTTGTTTAGCCTGCGACCAAGCACCAGCAAAGGCACGGCTTTCGGTCATACCATCTTCACCCATCATGGAGTTGAAGACGTTCCTAAAGACATCTTGTTGGTGACTAGAGAGTTTGCTACGTACTGCCTTGGGCAGTTCATCATTAGACGTGTAGGGCATTGTTCTTCACCAAGATAAGTTGTTGGTTTGAATAGACCCTAGTTCCATTGTTAGACACCAAGGCGACTTGATTATCAATGTCAGTCTTTTCAGGGATGGCACCGGGAACAGGTGGTGTTGTCACGATATGCTGTTGATAAACTTCTGTCGCATACACTGTGATGAAACTAGAACCAAAGAAGCGCCAACGAGCGTTCAACTCAGCGTTTTCGTTCTTGTTGCAAGAGAAGTCACCGAAGACACTGTAAGCTGTGTATCCAGCGGGGACCGTGTAGATCGACATTGAGGTAGCAGCTTGTCCAGCAGTCATCTGACCAACGATAGGACCGTCTACAGCACCACAACGAATAGTGACAGTACCCACATTCGATGCACCGCTATCCATGTACAAGGCACTATTGAGACGACTGAATTTCACTAATCCAGTGTTCACAGGTGTCGTACCATTCATGGTCACAACATGTGTCAAAAGGTTGAAGTCTTCATCCAGACCCGACAAAATGACGTTGTAGATGTCAGAAGCAGAGGTTGACACAATGTAGAGTGTCTTTCCAGAGCCATTCCAAGCAGACCAAGGGTAAAGACCGCCAACGTTCCAGACTGTCTCAGGGACCGTTCCAGAATCTACTTGGGGGTTCTTGCCACTAATGAAAACGACAGAGTTGTCAGAAACTTCACCTTTTGCGATGGCAAAGTAGTTGTTCTCGAAGCTAAGTTTTCCCCAAGTGGTCATTACGCTAACTCCGGTGTGATGGTGACTGCAATGCTGCCACTGTTAGGGAACGTTTCTACAGCCAGATCGGAGTAGGTCACTTCAAACTCAGCGTAGTATGTGCCAGCAGTATCCGTGTCGCCCTCTTGCCAGAAGTGTGTGACAACCCCATTGATTGCACTTGTGATGGTCATTGTTCGGTTCACCTTGATGGTCCCTTCAAAGGACTTCAAGTGGAACTTGACTGTTGCACCAACAAGGCTAACGGGGTTGCCATTGTAGTCTTTCAGAGTGGCTTGTAGGGCTGGCGAAGTGTCATTTTGTTTAATCGTGAAAGCCATCATACAGCCCTATTTTCAGAGTTTACGGTGACAGAGTTTTCAGGGCTAACAACAACAGAAGTGTTAGTGCTGTCTCTCAAAGTTGAACTGTTATCACCTTCTGCCAGAGAAGCATCGTTGTAAAGTTCTGTTAGTGTAACGCTGTTGTCAGAGACACTAGTAATCGAGACTGTCCGACCTGTCGAACCATTCACATAGACGTTACCAAAGGTAGGTTGACCAGTGGTGATGCTAGTGGCAAAGAGGTTCTGGAAGGAGACAAGGACAGTTGATTGGACCGTAGGGGAACCTGTGGTAATCCCGACTGTCGTGAAGCTGTGTGTCTGATTGAACGCCGCAGATGGGACATTCGGGGAGCCTGTCGTGATAGACGATGCAGACAGGTTAAATTGAATAGAGAAAACTGGACTATCAACGCTTGGACTACCCGTCGTAATGGTAGCAGCATTGAGTGCATGTTTTTCTATTAAGTCTGATGCTTGAACGGTGGGTTGACCAGTGGTGATTTCCACCGAAACAAGCACATTGTTCTGCGACAAACTAGAGGCAGAAACAGTGGCATTACCTGTGGTGATACCTTGCGCTGACAAGTTGCTTGTGATAGCAGCAGAGGTACTTCCAACAACAGGGTTGCCAGTAGTAATGTCGTTGGGGACAAGAGGTGGTTGGGTGATCGTGACTGTGGCAAGGCCAAGTGTAGGATTACCTGTTGTAATGCCGTTTGCAGCAAGTGCTACAACAAGAGCAAGTGTTGATGTCCCAACAGTAGGATTGCCAGTAGTAATTGCTACAGGGGCAAGAGCCTGATCTTGAATTAGAGAAGACGTACCGTTAGTAGGAGAACCAGTTACGATACCATTTGCTAGAAGCAGTTGCTCTTGTGCAACGGTTGCACTACCGTTTACAGGGTTTCCAGTAGTGATGTTGTTTGCAGAGAGCGAATCTACAGGAAGTGATACTGCCCCATCATCACCAAGCGTAATTGAGGCGAGAGGGGCAAAACCAAGCATTTACTTACTCCGAAGGGGGATAGAAAGCCTCACCATCGTAGGTCCAATTAGGTCCAACTTCAATCGGCGCTGTAATCCAGTCTTTTAGATGTTCAGGAATATCCCAAACAAGGAAAGATTCAACAACAACACCATTTTCAACTTTTGCTTTAACGACTGGTTCCATTATGTCCAAGCCCCAAAGAAAGTATCAGTGCTAATAGTAGAACGCTGTTTGATAACAAGGTTTGTACCAGCAGCAACAACTGCTGCTGCGGCTGTAGTCAGTGCAACAGAGGGAATAATAGTCCCAGAGGCAGTGACTCTAAAGATACCTTTGTTAACAAACTGAACAGAATCTGAAGTAGCGGCTTGAACCACGTTTGTATACGAAGTTGTACCTACCTTCACACTACCAGAAAGTGTCTGAGAGAACGTCTGTGTTGCGGAAGTATCAATACCACTAGAATAGATTAGCGAGTTAGTACTAATAGTTGCAGTCCCAGCACCAAGCAAGTTGAAAGTCAGGTTTCCTGTAGTTACGTTGTTCATACCTGTAACACGAGCCAACAAGTTATACTCATAAACACCCGGATCAAGTGTCAAAGCACCATTTGTAGTAACATTAAACAGTTTTTGAGTAGAAGTTGTATTGGCTAGGGTGTAGTCAGAGGCAAGTGCCATCCAGTATTCTGGACCAGAGAAGTCATCAGCAACCGCTGTAATGTAAACAGTAGCAGACCCGGAAAGGTTCAACAAAGAGCCTGTACTAGACTGGATTAGAACCCTAGTAAGTGTGGTCCCAGAGGAAGTATAAAGACCTGTACCAATCTCCCAAGCATTACCATCTTCAATGACGTAGCGAACCCTTTCACCATTGACAACCCCCGCCGAAGCAAAGGACTGGAAACCTGTAGAGGCAGACCCAAGAGTAATTGTGCCTGTGCCTGTAGTGGCTGTAGTCATCTTTGCTCTATTGGCGAGGAAAGTCATTTAGTTCACCTTAGACGGGATCAGGAATACCAATGTCGAAAGCCGACAAGGTAAACGTATTGCCAGAAGTAACGACTTGCGAAGCAGTCAAGGAGCCTGTTGCCAGAAGGCGGGAGTTCACAGTGTCCAGAATGGCATAGTGAGTTGCCGTACCGTTTGCTGTGACAGTGCCACCAGTGATGGCCGAGACAGTCACCTTACGACCACCACCAGTACGATCCGCAGGCGCAGAGATACTGATCGAAGTCGAGTTACCAAGGGCAAAAGTTGCGTTGCCCTCGGTGTATGTCGTAACTTCTTGCGAAGTGATTGTGATTTTGTTAGCTTCTGTGTCCAGAACGGTCAGCCCGTTATCGAAGACACGATCATTGAGGGTTGCCATCTACCTGTTCCTTGTTTGTAGGGTCATTGAGTTTATCAGCGTAAAGCTTTTCGTCAAACTCAAGTTCAGCAATGTTCATCAAGTCTTTGACAAGTTCAGGGTGATCCTTCACTTCAATGCCAGCACCGTTGATGTTACGCAGGAAGGCTGCAATCTCACGAAGATCGTGGGGAGCAACATCGCCAGCAACAAGCTTAGGCATCAAGTCAAACGACAAACCATTCAGTTGCCACAGACGTTCAACCAGTTGCTTATTCAGCACATCGACAATAGCATTGATGTAGCTTTCGAGGCTACGCAGGAACAAGTCTGTCTTTGTCTTAGACAGCGCATACGACCCACTACCAGAACCAAGCATAAGAAACTCAGCCATCAGGCTACGAGCAATGTCATGCTGGTAACGCTTAACAACAGGGTCAATCTGGATTGAACGAGAACCATTGGCGGTAATCAGTTCAATGTCCATCAGACGTTGGTTCGTAGGCTTGCCATCTGCATCAACATACAAGTCCGAAGGCAGCAGTGCATAACCTTGTTCGTTGTTCTTCAAGTCACGAAGGATACGCTCAAACTGTCCACGAAGGTTGGCTTGGTCTGTTGTAGCATCAGAACTCAGATACTCAGCAGGCATACGCCCAACAGGGACACCATGAAGTTCTCGTTCGATAGCAACGGCTTCATAGCCTTGAATTTTGTTGAGATAGGTGTAAGATACATACGCATTTCTGAGGACCGACCGACCAGAGGGATCATTATTGAGGCTTGTAGTGCGGTAGTACAGAGACTTTTCAACGGGGATCATCGTGGGGAACTTGCCCCAAGCGGAGTCTTGCCACATGCCAAGCACTTCACCAGTATCTTGGTCAACCTCAAAACGATTGACTGTCCAAGGTGCGCGAATGGCAAGCTTCTTGATCCCAATACGACCATCGTTGTATTTGGAGTTTTTCTTGGGGGATCGTGCATCACCTTCACGGCGTTTAGCAACAATCTCAAACCAAGAGAAGCCATAAGTCAGATACGACAAAGCCTCTGAGATATGGTCATCAAGTGTGTGGTCCATGTCATCCAAGACGGATGTAAGGAAGTCTGCTTCGGCCTTAGCTTGGGCAGTGTCGTTAGCAGGAACAACGTCGATCTTTACATCACGCAAGGTCTGTTCGACAGCATACATGATAGAACCAATGATTGCGTTGTTGTCACGCATCTCACGATATTTTTGAATTGCCTTCTTGCCACGGAGTTCTTGAAGAAACTCGTCGGCTCGAATGTCACCCGTGTATGTGTTCTTACCATATACGCCGAGTTCAATTTTGGAAGCAGTTTCCGAGAGTTTCTTCATTTGACTACCTAATTACGGCTGAGAAGACCTTTCGCATCAGAATAGGCCAAGTTAAGTTCTGGTCTTGAGATACCTTTGAGAGCAAGTTCGGTAACTGCCCAAACCATTGCGTCAAGTCTGTCAGGTGAGCCAATAGAACCAAGAGGCTCCCACTGGACCATCTGATCCTCTAGCAAATCAAGACCCCTTACATGCTTTACCCTGCCACGTTCATAGAGAGACGACACAGGTTCAGCACGGGCAAACTTACCTCTAGAAGCATGAACAAGTTTGATAGGAATAGTCTCGTCAATGGTCTTGAAGGTGTAACGGACCATCTCACCACCTTGGTTGCGTTCTGCAACTATCCGATCAGCCCCGTAGAGGTGATAGAGTTCGATAGCCTTAGCAGCCCATCCTTCGGGAGTGTATCTTTCCGTGGCATCATGGAGAATGTAGCACACACCATTGATGTCCATCCCTGCAACAACAATCCCCGTCATGTCACTTTCAGCATTTGATGAAACAGCCGGATCGACTGAAACAACAACACGCGCTAGTGTCTCGGAGAAGGCTAAGGGATCATCAACTTCAACTTCACATTTGGAGAGAAGTTCTCTTGTCCAGAGAGCGCCAGAGGCTTCATCAAGGACTTCTGCATAGAGTTCCTGACGACCAAGGCGAGTGCCATCATACATGTCCTTGACGGACTGCAAGTATGTAGCAGCAAGGTTTGCAGAGTTATCAAAGGTCGAACCGTAAGTAACTACAGTCTTAGGGTTCTTCATAATGTCCCTGACCAACTTAGTCGGTTTGGGGGTTGTTGTCACACAAGTCTGTGGATGCTTGCCAAGACGAAGACAGAATTGGAGCATGTCCCAAGTGTCTCTGTCTCTGTTCCAAGCAGCAAGTTCGTCGCACCAAGCGGCTTCAAACTGCGGACCACGAAGACGTTCTGGTTCTTCGGCAGAGAAGAATTGCACGTATGCACCGTTCTCCCAAGTCAACAGTCGTTTAGTAGGCGACCAGACAGGCTTGCCCATAGGCACACCCTTATCAGTCTTATCACCTTCCCAACAACGGGACAGGAAACCAGATTCACCGTTAATCATAACCCGTTCAATGTCCGAGTTAGTAGCGGCAATGGCAGCAATACGTTTGTAGCCCTTTTTGACTAGACCACGTACCCATTCAACACCAGCACGGGTCTTACCAAAACCACGACCAGCATTGATGAACCATGTGTTCCAATCACCAGCAGGGGCCATCTGTTGAGGTCTAGCCCAGAAGGGCCAAGTGTAAGCAAGTTCTTCTGCCTTAGCAGGACCAAGCTTCAACAACAAAGCCTCAAGGTCTTCACCCATTGCCCTCAGATCATCGGCATGTAGTTTAAGACCATTCTTACTCATGTTACCTTAGTCTTCTTTTTTGCGACCAAGAAGTGCAAGCAGATCGTCAATGGCACCAGTATCTTCTTTGGTTTCTTCGGGATCAACTTCTTCAATCTTGATGGTCGGGTTCCAACCAGCTTTCGAGCGAAGGAACAGTTCAGCAGCTTTCATGTCCCCGTCAAGGGCTTTAGCTACAACAACAGCACCAACAGCTTCTTGAATATCAGCACGGGCTTCTGCAATGTCATTCCGATATGTGCTATACATACCGTTCATGCTAGAAGGGGCATGGTCATACTTTTGGATGTTGTCAAGGATGACCTTCATCGACACACCAGCCTTGATGGCCTTACGGATGTATGTCGCAATGACTAGATTGTGTTTCAGCTTCTCAGCCATGTTTCTAAACCTCAGACTGTAATTGCTCTTGTCCGAGCATTTGTAACAACAACTGGTGCTGATGATAGGAGTTGAACCTACAACCTACTGCTTACAAGGCAGTTGCTCTACCGTTGAGCCACATCAGCGTATCGGGGGAATTGGCTACTTCGGGTGGGATCGAACCACCGACAACCTGATTAACAGTCAGGTGTTCTACCGTCTGAACTACGAAGTAATGAATTGGCAAGGGTGGAGAGACTTGCACTCTCTCTAAGAGTTTTGGAGACTCCCGGCAGAACTGTACTGCATCACCGATACAGTGACCCCTCTGGGTGCGCTTGGCTTTACACTTAGCATTGTAATCTAAGTTACCAGAAGGCGTGAGGGGTCTATGGAATGAATTGGGGTTCTGTCAACTCCCCGGTTCTGACTATTTAAAGCCAAACAGATATAGGTTGGTTTATATAGCACCAACTGACTAGAGTATTGATAACTGTGTATGACCCATTGTCACAGCAGAGTGGCCCTGAACGCCGTTTCAGCCTTGCAAAGCCTCCACGGACTAACATCTATCCATACACGTTACTCGTTAAACTTGGACAAGCCACATCGGCATCAGACAATTTCACTCATCAAGCAATCTTGGGGAAATGCGATGGTTGCGGCTTGTGGATGGGTATATAGTTGTATTGTTGGTTTTTGTCAAGGGTATCAGCGATATTTTTATCACTTAACAACAAAAAACAACAAAGATTACACATTTTCCTCTTGTTTCAAAGATTCTCTGCACCATTTTGGAATAAACCTATCAAACTCATTCAACTTTTTACCAGAATCCAACCATCTATCCCTAACAGCAACAGCCTCTTGTTTGTCGTAAGTCCTATAGACAGACTGCGTAGAGCCTCTCCTAACAACAAACATCCTATTGATGGAGCCTACCCAGATGTGTTCTTCATCAGTCTCAAGGTACTCATTCTTCACACTGTTAGGCTTCTTGTACATCTCATTGTACGACACAAGGACAAGGTTATCATATTTCAGATTGTAGACATCACCATCCTTGTACGTGATCCTCTCCTTATCCTCAATGCAACAACCACTCCCAATCATGTAGGCAACTCTAGCTAGTTGGAAGTTGATTACCTTCTTAGACACAGGCTCTCTATAAGAGAATGTCCTATCTACCAACTCTTTACCACTCACCATACTCTTAAAGATACCAGTCTCTTTATCATAATCAAGGATAGTCATGAGTTCCTTGACAGTGTATCCTTTGTAGTTGTCTTTCATGGTTCTCTCTATACTATCTATATTGGATAGTCTATGGGTTACAGCTAGGGTAGTCTTTGTAGTATCTCTATCTCTATACAGTCTATGTGTTCCCTCTACATCATTCTAGGGGGATAGTTCCTGTAGGGATAGTCTTAGTAGTAGTTATATATAGGGAAGGGTGGCGGAGGATTGCTTTTAGTAAGTGGGTGTCTTGTTGGTTTTTGTCAAGGGGCTTACACAAAGTATTTTCACTATTTTTCTTTTTTTTGTAGTTCAGGGAAGGGTGTGTGACTTTTTTATCACAGTAGTACCCCACACGAATAAGTTGTGCACCAAATTTCTTGTCTTGGCTACGAATCGGGTTACCCGACCGACACCGAATCACCCATACTTTTGTAGGGGGTCCCATCCTTTGGTATGTCAACAAAAGAATCTATCCCAAATGGAAATAATTCTCTTGACAATGGGAAATTTTCTTACAGAGAGAGGCGAATCGCCAACACTTATAAGAATCAATCGCACACGATACAATGCGACATAAATGCCACAACAACAAACAATTCTACAGATACCCCATTGACTCTACAAGGAAAGCCCGATCCAGAACCAACCGAATCGGGGCCATCCTTTAGTATAGGGAATCAAATCCTATGGCTGCAAGTAGTCCACCACAAACCCGGACTCGTCGCGCTTTGCCTTTCCCTTTGCATACAAGCCCACCACGACTCCTTTAGGGTCTAGGAATCTCAAATCATCTTTGTCGCCATTGAAGACTGGCATTCCCAAGTAAGACTCTGGCAAAGCTTTATTCCTAAATACCACGGCAATATTGAGTCCCTTTGCCTTTGCAATATCTGCCATTGCAGAGTATTTAGGATTTGCCCCAGAATAAGACCACGTTAGGGAATAGTTATTGATCCCTGCAATATTGCGATTTGGGATTTTAGTATAATCATAAAAGACCACATCAGGGAAAGCGGAAAAGATATTGCGATATTTGATCCCATTGCGCCAAACCTGAATCAATTCCCACCTAATATCGCTAGTGCCGTTTAGTCTAACGCAAGGAGTCGGACCGCTTTTCTGGCAATGCCTTTCAAACGATTCAATATCCTTTATCAATTGCGCCATAAAAGACTCGCGGTCTTTGACAAACCATTGAGTCTTGCGCGCGCGCCCAATTTGAACAGATTCCATCCGCCCGCGACCAGCCACATTAAGGCAAGGCGCAATGCAATCTGCAATCTCTGCCATGCTGCAAAGGTTAGCGCCAAAGCTTTTCCACGGCGTCAGATACATAATTGCCGTGAGGTACTCTGAGCCGTCGCCTTTGATGGTCTTTGCATTGCCACCGCAAGCAATCAAATTGCCTTTCCATGCCATAGCTAGAATCCTTTCCTATTGTGCCGCAAGGTTAACGACTACGAGGTGAATCCCGCGAATCTCTGCAAGGATATTTGCGGTCTTAAATTGCTTTTCCGCTTGCGAAAGAGTCATAAGCGGCAATTTGAGATATTCGCGGCCATAGGGCTTAATGACGGCCAAAGCATAGGTCTTTTGCATAGTGTTCCCCTTTCAAGGATTGAGGATTGAGAGTCTTAGCCTGCAAAGTGCCGCAAGCGCCGAATCGTAGCATTGTGCTCAAAGTATACCGACAATTTGCCAAGATTCAAGCGAGTCATGCACTTGTCTGATTTGATATTGAATCCGTTCGATTTGTGCTTGCGGAGTCGCAACAAACCTTGTTGGCCAAAGATATTGAAGCGGAATCCTTTAGTCCCGTCATTAAGCGGTTTGGCGGCAATGATAATAAAGAGTCGCATGGTTTGATCCCTTGTTCCGGTTGATTCGATTACAGGATATAAACAAGATAGCAGACTGACAAGATAGCGGCAAGCCCGAAGGCATCTTTGATTGCTTGTCTAATCATTCTGGTTTGTCCCTTGTTTCGCTTTCCTTGCATTGTTTATTGCATACCGATTCCGATTCGCCAAGCGGAAAAATAGCTATCTCGCAAAAATTTTTGACTATATAAGTGCAAAGCAAGAAAAGCAGATTAGGGCTTGCAAAGACAAGCGAATCGGTCTATATACAATTCAGAACCGGGGAAAGCCCGGCAGGGGCGCTTAGGCGTTCGCAAAAATCACCGGGGCTGGGCGCATGTAATTGTGTGACATATTGGACACACCTATACTTGCCATACTATAGTTAGTTTAACGTTAAACTATGCTGCACCGCAGAATGGTTTAGCCTTAAACGTAATTTTATTGCGTGAAACAAGTGTGAAACAACCATTAATTAAATTCTGTTTCACGGATGTTTCACGCAACTTTATAATCACGACTAAATCGACCGTGTTAAAGGTATTTACATCGCGTATTCACGATTTGTTTGGTCGTGATAAAACAGAGGAAAACTGGTTAGACCCCCACAGTGGAAAATGAGCAGGGAGTTTGGACACCCCCACAGTGGAAAATGATCGGAATCGCTTGACAGAATCACCCCTACCGTGGGAAAAGATCACCCCCACCGAGGGAAATCAGGAGACAAAGATGAAGATGTATCTTCGAGTTGGAACTACACTGAAAGACGCTGAAAATGAGTATGTTGTTCGTGAGATGGAACACAAGAACACTCACTCACAGTTCCCAAGTTCTTATCTAGTTGAGTGCGTGTATGGACCTAACAAGGGTAAAGTTCGTTGGGTGTCTGCTGCTCTCGCAATTCAATATCAAGGGGAGTGGAAAGAATGAACCAATGCTGCAAGATTACTGACAACAAAGTACAGGCCAAGTTCAAGGATGTTGTTGTGACTGAGGAAGGCTTCTACTACACTGTCCACATATGCTACTGTGTTGTGTGTGGATCACTGGTTGATAGTAGATCGTGGATTGAATAGTGTTTGACAATCAGTAACGAATCACCTATAAGCGATAATTGAGAAACATAGCTTGGAGACGATACGATGACTAACCAAGAACGCGCACTGGAAGCCGTTGAAAACATCATCAATGAGTTTGGTAAGCTTCGTGAAGATGGTGTTGTAGCGGACATGTGGTACAAACATATGCACGAACTTCGTAGTGCTGCTTGGGCTGCTTACTATGCCCAGAAGGAAATCGTTGAGAAACAGAAGGAATCACTGTAATGATTACCGAAGAAGACCCGTTTATCAAACACGCCGCTTTGGTTATGCAACAAGACCTTGGCACTACTGTTGCTCAGGCAAGGTGGACTGCATGGTGCGAAGGTCCTGTAGGCTATGCCAAACGTCTGGTTAAAGAAGCTGAAAGGAATGATGGAGAAGACGAATGATTAATAGGATCGTTGTTAATGGTAAAAGCCCTGAAAATGACATCAAAGTAGATGTTGGTATTGGCGAGGGTATGACTGTCTGGCAAGGTAGTGATCTGGTGTACGTTGACAAAAGCATGATTAAGCTGTTCATTGCTGCTGTCAATACTGTGGGTTATGACGTTCTTGGAGAGGAAGTGGATCAATGACTAAGAAATTCACCAAGGCACATGAACTTGACATGCTTGTCGCATTTCGGAGTGCATATGAACATGCGATGCGGGCATACTTCTGCAACAACGACTACCACAGCGAAGCCTTGAAGAATGATGTTGACGATCTGCTGGTTTTGTTGCATAAGGTTTATCAACAACCGAATCAAACGGAGGAATAACCATGAAGAACTACGACAGCTACTCTGAGATTGACATGGGTAACTGCACTGTCACCTTCGGTATCATGGATGGTGATGGTAAGTGGACCTATTGGGATGACACTGGTTGGGAGTTCGATGTGACCAAGAACTGCAAGATCGAGTTTGTGGAAGCCTTTGACTACAACGGTGATCGTTGCACAGTCTCCAAAGAAATCTTGGATGAAGCAATGGAAATTGCTGATCGTGTTTATTGGGACAATTTGATTGAAGGGTATATCTGATATGGAAAACGAATACAAACACCCGATGCGTGACCTTGAGGTTATGGTCTATAAACAGATCATTGGCAAATCTGGCCCTAAGTACATCGCCAAGTATGAACCTTTTCATGTCTATCCTGTGTTCTTCTCTGGTGATACTGAGGAAGAAGCACGGTTGAAGGCAAAGCAGTTTGCTGACGATGCTGTTGCTACACACGAAGAAACCTATCAGAAACGCCGTGCCAATGC